TAAAGCAAAAATGATTAGTATAATAAATAGTATTAAATCTCTTTTCATAAATTTTTTTTTAAGGATTATTTAATTAAATACTCAATCCAGGCCTTTGCACTTTTTAAAGTTTTATATTCCTGGTTAAAAGGATAAATTACAAAAATTTTTGTTTTTGGGTTATAAACAATTGTATAACCCTTGTAGGCAGTATATTCCATTATTTTAAATTTTAAAGTAAAAAAATAGGCCTAATTAGGCCATTCAGTAATTTTAACGTCTAAAATGTCACATCCAGCCACTTGTAAAAAACTTACAATATTGTTACTTTCAACAAATGCGGCAGTAAAAAATAAAGAATTTAATTCAATTGTGTAACTGTACAATGTACGATTGTCGTCGCTTCCATAGAAAAAGCGGAATGTAGCTTTGATCATTTTGTTTAAGTTTAAAGATTATAGATAAACAAAGATTATATAATTAATTTGATATAACCTAATTTTTGACAAAAAAAAATCGGAGTGTAGAAACACCCCGAAAAATCTATGAAAATCCTTCTTAAACAAATTCAGCTCAAAAATAGCTTTTTTTCTGCATTCCGCCTACTAATTAATCCTTTTACTTTTACTCCATTGTCATAAACCCATCTATCAAATTGTTCTGCAACAAGCTTTTTATCTGTACCGCTATTTAATAACCTAAGTAAACTTGAAGCTTTAAAGGCCGCTAAACCGACATTATAAGTAAAAGAAATAAGGGCGTTTAATTCGTTGTTATTTAATGGTACTTTAACCAAATTTTTAATTTCAACCGCGTCTTTACTAGTTGTAATTTCTAGCCATTTTTGGGCCTGCTCTGCCGTAATAATATCGCCTTGCTGAACCTTTCTTTGTTTGTCAAAGTCATACGTTGATCCGTATCCAATAGTCCAAACGCCGCCGCTATCCTGGTAAGCTTTTAGATATAATCCCCCTTCCGCTTTTTTTATAAAATTTAAAGCTTTGGTAAATCCTGATGCCTTAGTAATTGCAGTTATACCCAAAATTCCTAGTATTATTAAAATTATTTTATTTTGCTGCGTCATTTAACCTCTTTGAGTGATCCTTTGCGGCCCATCCTAGCAATAATAAACCAATTGCCCTAATTAGGCCCTGAATTCCAGTATTTACGGGTATAACTTCAGAACTTGCAGCTAGTACCCCCCCCAATGTTGTTTTCCAGTTATTCATTTTTCTTTATTTAAATAATCCAATTTAGTTTCAATTCTGGCTAATTTGTCTATAATATCGATACGATCTGATCTTATTTCTTTCATATCGGCCTCTATTTCTAATAATTTTTTTTTTGTAGTACCATAAAATGATCCTATAAAAATAATAGTTCCAACAAATGATCCTATATAAAATAAATTTTCCAAATTAGTATCCATATTAAATTAATGTTACTCCAATTTGTTGCGCCGTCCAATTGTAGATAAATTCGTTACCGTCTGGGCTTGTATTATAAGCTTCATAATCAAAACCGCTTAAATTTAAATTGCCTTCTTGCAATTCTTTGTTTAACTCAGTTAACAATTGGTAATAAATAGTTACGCTAGTGCTAAAGTTATCTGATCCTACACAATTTAAAATTGTTGCCGTTCCTAAATTTAAAGGAAATATTACGGGTTGTATTTGTTTCATATTATTTATTTTCTAAGTATTCAATTCTTGATAACAATAGTTCAATACGTTCGTTTAATTCTTGTATTGCTTTTATATAAATACCGTTAAATTGGTCGTAATTAATACCTTTTAAACCCGTTGATGGCGTTGTAAATACCGCTTCAGGAATTATTTTTTCTACTTCCTGAGCAATTGCACCAATTTGTAAACCTTCTCCATAATCTTTATAATCATTAATATATTCAAATTGTATAGCATTTAATTGCATTATGGTTTCTAAACCATATTTTAATGGTTTAATATTTTCTTTTACTGATATGTCAGAAACGGGAGCAGATAAAACACCGGTTGCGCTTGCTAAAACTGCCCTTGATCCTGTACCAGCTAAATTTGAAATAGTAACTTCACCATTATCTCTAACAACAAAAATATTATTACTTGAACTATCGCGTGTTAATATTGCATAAGTTGCTGAAGTTGTACCCGTTGATTTTATAAAAAGTCCTACAACACTATCTGGAGCTATTCCAATACCAATTGTAGTACCTACTTTTAAAGAACTTGAAAATGTACCGCTTCCCGTTACTTGTAATTTATTTACTGTATCGTCAGTAGTTGAACCAATTAATATGTTACCACCATCTGCTACTCTAATTCTTGTAAAATCATTTTGTGTAATATCAAATGGAAGAGTAGTTACAGTTCCAATGTAAGCGCTAGTAGTTCCATTTAATACAAAATTTGCAAGTCTTACATTTGCCGAACTAAATAAATCTAAATTAGAACCATTTGCTCCAGCTTTTATTGATACATTTGTATAACCCGCAAATGATGATGGAGTTGTAGTACCAATTCCTAGATTTCCGTTAATTGTTGCACTTCCGTTAACTTGTAATTTATTTACACCGTCATCACTAGGATTATTAACCAAAACGGCTCCACTATTTTCAATCCTTAAAGCATTTGCAGTTGAAAATGTACTAAAATAAAATGCTGAACTACTAGAAGTACCAGCAACATATAAATCAGCCGTACCAGCCGCAGAATTATAAAAACGAATAACTTTTTGAACGTTATTTGCTTGTATTCTTACTGGATCACTTCCGTTGGCGTTGCTGCCTAAAATAGATCCATTTGATTGAACATTAATATTATTTGTTATTTCAATTGAATTATCCCCGTTATTAATTTTAATTGCATTTGCGCTTAAGTTAAAATTAAATATATCAAAAGTGTTTGTAGTTGCCGCGTTACCAATTCGCCACTTTGCTACCGAAGTATTTAAAAATGAAATAACCGATTGACTACCCGCCGTATTATTTAATGCTAAAATTGGATTGGTTCCGCTAGAATGTACGTCTAAACTATTACCAGGCGTATTTGTATTTATACCAAGCCTATTATTTGTATCATCCCAAAATAATTGTGTATTATCTTGACTAACTAAACCACCAGCACCCGAAAATAATACAGATCCTAAAGTAAGCGCCGTATCGGTTAAACTATTTGTGCTTAATCCACCAGCCGTTATTGATATACCTACGTTTGAAGTATTGCCATTTGTAGTTACTTGCTGCAAAGTTCCTGCACCACTACTTACATTAGCAATTAAAACCCACGCGGTTCCTGTGTCCTCATATATTGCGCTTGTATCATTTGCAATAAATAATCTACCTGCATAACCAAAATTTGGCCTATTGGCAAAAGTATCGGTATACAATGCAGGGGATCCCTTTTGATTAAGCACATTAACGTTATATGAAAAACCCATATATTAAAATATTTTTTTAACTACTACTAAATTGTTTTGGCCACCGCCAGTAAAATTAATTTGCAACGTTACATTTGTTTCCTCATTTTCATTACCATCAATCACAAAGCTTTGCGATGGTGCCAAAGTAATATTTTCAATTACCGCGTTGCTAGTTCCTAAATTTATAAAAATAATACTATTGCAATCCGTTGGAATAGATTGAGCCGTATTGTATGCAATAAAAACGGGTGTGTATTTTGTCATAATTAACAGGTATAAGAATTTTTTAAAGATTTTTTCATTTTAGCATTATAAAATTTTAATTGCTCTGGCGTTAACACTTCGCCTGGTGTTGGTTGAACTTGCGTTGTATTCCAATACGTTGGCGTTACCGTTGCAAATGGTGGAAAATTAATAACAGGCAAATTTTTTATGTTATTTGCTTTGTCCATATCTCCACCAGGTTGTGTATTTTTATAAACTTTATACAAAAGAAAAATTATTGCCCCGTAAATTAAAACTTCGCTAGTTTTCATTATTTATAATTTTATTATATTATTATCACTTATCCATCCTGTTTTTAAAACATTGTTAGCCATAAAAGAAACTTTAGTATATGGCAAATTAGGATCTTGTTCCAAAATTTTTAATTCAATTTGTTTTCTAAAGGTGTAAATAGGTGTTATCAAATCATATTTATAAACCGTACTTCCATTTCTAGAATAAGGAATTATTTCTGGATTACCTGGTATTGCTTTACTTTTAGGTTTTTTATTTTTTGCTATTGCATAAACGCCCAATAATAATAAAGCTATTGTTATATATATCTTATTTTTTTTCATTATAATCCTGAATTATAAACGCCTCCGTAAGGTATTTGATCTAAAATATTACTACTTACAATAGTAGGCGCGTCATAACCTCTTTCCGCCCATTGTGCTAATGTTAAACCGTATATTTTGCCATCTTGTAAAATTTGTTGTTCGTTTCCATTATCTGCAAGTACTCTCATTCCTTCAGTCAATCCGCCTGGATAAGTTGGCCTATCAGGTAGCATATCAATTGGAAACTTATTGTCAACTGGTGGCAATATTGGTGACGGTGGCGGTGGCGGCGGTGTAATAGCAGTTGCTTTTTTCTTTTTAAAGAAAAAAAACGCTGCAATAATTACGGCCCCAATAATTAGTAAGTTTTTATTTTTCATTAAAATCTGAATTTAATTCCTTTACGTTTGTAATTGTCGTTTATTAAATTTATTTTTTCCCTAGATAAATTAGAAGTAATAAATTCAGTTAATCCCATTGGCGAGCCGCTAGGGATCCCAAAAAGATATTCTTGCCTCTTACCAAAAGTTTTAACTAAATAAATTGCGTCAGCGTCATTTTGTATCCTTGATACTTGATATCCCGCTTCCTCTTTGTCATCTGCAACGGCGCTAAATCTTAAAGAATTGTAAATTGCATTTGCAATCTGATCAAACTCCGCTTTACTTCTAGATAGATCAATGCCCCTAGCATTTAAATTTTTTTCAATTTCCTCAATGTT